GGTAGTGCAAAAGATATATGGAAAATTTTAGGTGCATTATGGAGAGGTGTAAATAGTAGTAAAGATTTATCAGGTAAAAGTTATAGAGAAGCAATAAGATTAGGTACATATATTGCAACACAATTTAAACCACTTGTTGCTAAAACAATATATGATATGACAAAAGCGAACACCGTATTAGATACCAGTTGTGGTTGGGGAGATAGACTTGCTGGTTTCTTTTCTAGTAGTGCAACAGAATATTATGGTTGTGACCCAAACCCAAACACATATAAACAATATCATAAACAGATAGAAGAATATAGTAAAATCTTTCCTAACAAAAAAGTTAAGATATGGAATTGTGGTGCAGAAGATTTACCTTATAATGAACTACCAGATATAGATTGTGCATTTACAAGTCCACCTTATTTCAGTACAGAAGAATATAACAAAGGTGGAGAGAAAGAAGAAAATCAATCTTGGTTTAAGTTTAATGAATATGAAAGATGGAGAGACGATTTCTATTTACCAGTTGCAGAAAAAACATTAAGTAAAAGTAAGTTTATGTTAGTTAATATTATGGACCCTAAAGTTAAAAATGTTAGATACAGGTCAAGTGATGAATTAATAAATAAACATAGAGATAAGTTTCTAGGTCAAATCGGTATGAGAATTATGCAACGACCTAAAAGCGATAAACTTTTTAAAGATGATAGAGAAAAAGCTGACTTTATGTCCAAAACATATATAGAAAATGTATGGTGTTTCGGACCAAAAGATTATGATTTCTTTGCGTCAAGCAGAAAAGCGACATTGGAGAATTTCTTATGTTAGGAAAAGGAATGGCCATAAACAAAAAAGATTACGAAGATTTAAAACCTTATTATGATTATCAAAGAAAAGTTGCCTATAATAGAGAACAAGTTATGGATATGGCAATGAACTTTGAAGGTCGTATCTATGACCAATTTGGACCAGTATCACTACCCGAATTTAAAGTACACCTATGGGATAAAATCAGACCAGAGGAGTACGAAGACCCACCAAAAGATTGGGTACCAAAAGATGAATCGTTGAGAATAGAAGGTGAAGTATATACAAACCTATCTAATTTCAATATGTTCACCAGAAAGAAGTTGGCTGTTGACAACTAATTAATAATATGATAGTATGGAGAAAATATGACAAATGATTTTTTAAAAGACATTATAAAAGAAACTGGCAACGAATATGCCACATTAGCAAGTGAAGGAGTTGACGCTGGCGATGTATCAAGTTTTGTTGATACAGGTTGCTATTCTCTTAATGCTCTATTATCAGGAAGTATATATGGCGGAATGCCTGGTAATAAAATAACTGCTATTGCAGGTGAGGCCGCTACAGGTAAAACTTTCTTTGCATTAGGAATATGCAAACACTTTTTAGATGATAACAAAGACGCAGGAGTTATCTACTTTGAAAGTGAAAGTGCTGTATCTAAAAATATGATTGAAGATAGAGGTATTGATAGTAAAAGATTTGTAGTAGTACCAGTTTCAACCGTACAAGAATTTAGAACACAATCAATTAAAATAGTTGACAAGTATCTGGAGAGTCCAGAAGACAAAAGAAAACCTATAATGTTTGTATTAGATAGTTTGGGTATGTTATCCACAACTAAAGAAATGACAGATACAGCAGAAGGTAAAGAGACTAGAGATATGACAAGGTCTCAAATAGTGAAGTCAACCTTTAGAGTATTAACATTGAAACTAGGTAAAGCAAATATACCTATGATTATGACCAATCATACTTACGATGTAATAGGTTCAATGTTCCCACAAAAAGAAATGGGTGGCGGAAGTGGTCTTAAATACGCTGCCTCATCAATAATTTATCTTGGAAAAAGAAAAGTGAAAGACGGCACGGAAGTTGTCGGTAATATTATTCATTGTAAAAATTATAAAAGTAGATTAACAAAAGAAAATGCTATGATTGATGTAATGTTAACTTATCAAAAAGGTTTAGATAAGTATTACGGACTTGTAGCTATTGCTGAAGAAGCAGGTATATTTAAAAAAGTATCCACTAGGTATGAAATGCCAGACGGAACTAAAGTATTTGGTAAAGCAATCAATGATAATCCTGAAAAGTATTTTACAAAAGAAGTATTAGACAAGATAGATGAACAAGCAAAAAAACAATTCCTCTACGGATAAAAGATACACCTTTGCTCAAAGACCTGGAGACGATTTTAGTTGTATAAAAATCGTTGAAGGTAAATACAAAGATGTTATTTACAGATATGGTAAGGTACAATTTAGTAAGGAACCATTAGACAATGGCAAAATGCCATTGCAATTTGAATGGACTTTATTAAAGAAACCAGAAGAACTAGATTTAGATTTAGACCAACCAGGTTTTATAAATTATATTGGTGATATACTGATAGAGATTATGGAAGAAAAACTGAAAAACGGAACATTATTAGATGACAAATAGAATTGAAGACACAATATTAACAAATTTAATATTCAATGAAGAATATACTAGAAAAGTATTACCATTTTTAAAAGATGAATACTTTGGTACAAGGTCTGACAAAATTATATTTGCTTGTATAGAAGATTTTGTAAATAAATATAATAATCTTCCGACCAAAGAGACCTTGATAATAGAATTAAACAATCGCAAAGATATTAACGAGGAAGAATATAAAGCTATTAAGACAACAATTAATGGATTAACTCCGAGTGAAAATGATATACAATGGTTGTTTGACACTACGGAGCGATTCTGTAAAGATAAGGCGGTTAACAATGCAGTACTTAACGGCATTAAAATCTTGGATGGAAAAGACAAGAAAAGAACTCCAGAGGCCATTCCTTCAATTTTATCTGAAGCTCTTGCTGTGTCTTTTGATAATCATATCGGGCACGATTATATTGGGGATGCAGATGACAGATTTGATTATTACCATCGTAAAGAATTAAGATTACCATTTGACTTACAATATTTTAATAGAATAACTAAAGGTGGTGTTCCACAGAAGACTCTTAATGTTTGTCTTGCAGGAACAGGTGTAGGTAAATCTTTGTTTATGTGTCACCTTGCTTCTTCAAGTTTGCTAGAAGGTAAAAATGTTTTATACATTACTTTAGAAATGGCAGAAGAAAGAATTGCTGAAAGAATAGACGCAAACTTATTAGATGTAACCACCGATGACTTACACGCATTACCTAAACAGATGTACGATGACCGAATAGAAAGATTAAAGAAAAGAGGTCCTGGTAAATTAATTATTAAAGAATATCCAACAGCGTCTGCTCATAGTGGACACTTCAAAGCATTATTAAATGAACTTGCATTAAAGAAAAGTTTTAAACCAGATGTATTGTTTATAGATTATTTAAATATATGTGCTTCAAGTAGATTTAAAGGTGGTAATATATCATCTTATTTCTATATCAAAGCAATCGCAGAAGAATTAAGAGGTCTTGCTGTTGAGTTTAAATTACCTATATTTACAGCAACACAAACAACAAGGTCTGGTTTCGTATCAACAGACATAGGTTTAGAAGATACTTCAGAAAGTTTTGGTCTACCTGCTACTGCTGACTTTATGTTTGCTTTAATGTCTAGTGAAGAACTAGACGCATTAAATCAGATGAAGGTTAAGCAATTAAAGAATAGATATAGCGACCCAGCAATCAATCGTAGTTTTATTATCGGCGTTGATAGAAGTAAGATGAGATTGTATGATGTAGAACAAAAAGCACAAAACATAGTAGACGCCAACCAGGAGAAAAAAGTTGAAGTGGATCCGTACGATAAATTTTCTGACTTCAAAGTTTAATATGCCTAGACGAAACAACAAACCTCTTAAACAAGTACAATCCAGACCTTTAGAAAAAGGTGAAAAACTACATTATATTAAAAGTATGGTGAAGAAAAAAGGAAAAATATATTGGAGAGTAACCGAGAAACCAACCAATGTTATTGTAAAAGATTTCTTTTTTGAACAAGACGCTAGGGCGTTAGTTAGATTTCAAAATAAACATAGAGTATGGGAACCTAATGGAGGTATTCCACACTTTCTTTGTGATGTTCAATAAGTCTTAAAGGGCACCATATAAATATTGTTAGGAGAGACAATAAATGGCAGATAAGACAGCAAAATTTGAAAGTGCCCAAGCATTATTCTGTGCTATCGCAGATGGCGTTGGTAAAGCAAATATAGATAAGGTATTAAATTTAAAAGAATACGAAACTTATCCAGAGTTTAAAAAAGCTCACGGCAAAAAAATCAAAGACGCCCAAAATCATATTGACACAACTGCTGACATTAAAGAAATTGAAGAGTTTATAACCACAACAAACTCTTGGTATATTTCTAGTGTTAAGATTGCAAGTCATTTAATAAAGTTTCTTTCATCTAAAGTAGATAATGACTTCTCTCCTATATCAGCAAAAGGATATTTAACAGGTAAAAAAGCTATTAACTATGTTCGTGGCGATAAAGATGTAATGTTAAATTTAGAAGAATGCTGGAAACTTGCAAATACTAATACTGATTATCTTACTAAAACTAACCAAGTAGCTTTCGGTGATATTAATAAATGGTCACCTGCTGATATTTACTATGCAAGTGGTAAAGCTAAAGCGGAAATTAAAACTCATCTTAATTTTGCTAAGAGTACTAAAGGAAAAAAATCATATAACTTTGGTGACTTAAATGCTATAGTAAATGGTCTATTAGATGATGGTGAATTATTACCTTTATCTTTAAAGAAATCGGAAGGTAATACAGAAGTTAAAATTGAAACCGTAAATTTTGACCCGAAGGTTAAAGAAAAACTTGTAGATGGAGTAGGTAAAAAAGGAAAGAAAATTGAAGGTGGTCTTTGGTACTCCAAACATAGTGTATATAAAAAATGGAAAACTCCTTGGCATATAAAAAGGATGTCTGAATCACCATTTGAACCATTAGAAACTTCATCAATCACTCATAAAAATAATACACCTACTAGAGATATGAGAATATATGTAGCTAACAATCAAGGTAGGTCAGGTGAAATAGGCAATATTCAAATAAGACACGAAGCGTCTAGTAATGGTTTCAAAGTTGATTTTCATTATAAAGGTGCTGGTGCAAGAGGTGGTTCACTTGTTTCTCATACAACTTTTTCAGATATGTTAGAACTAGTTGCTCCAGGTGTTGGTGCTAAATTTAAATCTGACTATGAAAAAGGTAGAGAAGAATTTAATAGACAGATGAAAACTAATTATACTAATCCAGTTATACCTAAAGGTTATAAACACAAAGGAAAAGGTCTTAACAAATACAAAGATGACAATAGAAAAGATTGGAAGAGAACAGGATATAAAATGGCCAATAAAAAAACTAAACCTACTTTGTTTCCAAATGGAGATAGAAGTGGTCAACCAGGTCCTTTTACAGATATGAGAGGAGAAGTATCTGCTATCTTTTTATTAAATAAGTGTTTTCCTGATTTAGAAAAATGGATATCTGCTAATGGTAAAAAAGTTGAAAGAGGTACTACATCAAGTCCAGTAGATAAATTCATTAGAATACTCTTTAAATATGTTACCTCTAGGTCTGAATCTTCTTCTAAATTCGTAATTGCGAAGTAGTATAAATATAAGAGACGAAGTGAGTAGTATATAGATGGATAGTTTATTTGTGTATGGAAAAAATGAAGGAAGAAAATGTTTAGTTTTAAAGGATATTCTAGCTCTGGAACAAATACACACCTAGAGCATTTAGAAGATAGTATAATAAATGACGGTGCCAAAGGTGGCAGAAACGCTGTAGCGTTTTTAAAATCTTTGCGAAAAATGTTATCTGCTAGTACCAGCAAAAGAGTTAATGTAACCGTTAAGTGGGATGGTGCACCTGCTATTATATGTGGAATCAATCCTGAAAATGGCAAATTCTTTGTCGGCACCAAATCTGTATTCAATAAAACTCCTAAAATAAATTACACTTCAGCAGACATAGCAAGAAATCATCCAGGTGGTGTTGGTTCTAAATTACAAGTTGCTTTAAGAGAACTAAAGAAACTTGGTATTAGAGGAATACTACAAGGCGATTGTTTGTTCACTTCAGAAGATAAAAAACTTGCAAGTATAGATGGAGATACAATGATTACTTTTACTCCTAATACAATTACATATGCAATGCCTATTGATAGTCCTGTAGGAAAACAGA